AATGGCATTGGGGATGAGGATTTAGAGGACTTGGAAAAAAACTACTTGACCGACCAATCAGAAGATTCTACTTCCAGTTAGCATCGAAGCTGGGAATGACGGTCCGTGAAATGTTGGGCAGGATAGATAGCAGGGAATTAACTGAATGGTTGGCTTTTTTAAACTTATCATCTGAAAATAAAGAACCTGAACCTGAACCTGAAAAACAAACATCTGAGCAAATGAAGAACGTGATGGCTCAATTAATGGATGCTCATAATACAGTCGTTGATCATCAGAATAAAATGTTACGGAGAAAATAAATGGCTGTTACCACAATAGGATCTATGATTGCCAAGATCGGGGCAGACACCACTGGATTGAAACGTGGAATGAGAGATGCAGATACAGTTGTTAGGGCCTCATCTCGTAAGATTACAGCTAATTTGGGAAAGATCAAAAGTAGTATTTTTTCTGTCCAAGCTGCTTTTGGTGCTTTGGCTGCGGGTTTTATTTTCAGAAAAGTGGCAGGAGGATTTATTGAGGTTGCTGAGAGTTTTGAAGCAATGGAGGTCAAACTTGAAGCATTGACCAAGGGTAGAGGAAAAGAAACATTGGAAGAAATTAATGCTTGGGCTTTAAGGATGCCTGTTAATACCCAAGAAGCTGTTAAGGCTTTCACTACGATGCAGGCAATGGGGCTTGATCCAACCATTAAAAAGATGCAAACCTTTGTTGATGTTGCTTCTATTATGGGGGATGATGTTTTGGGCCGAGTTTCGCTCGCTTTGGGGCAGATGAGCACGTTGGGAAAGGTCAGTGCTCAAGATCTTAACCAGTTAGCTCAGGCTGGTATTAATGCCCGCAAGTATCTCCGTGAGGCTTTTGGGATGTCAGTGGAAGAAATCCAAAAGTCAGGAATAGAAATCAGCAAAGTGGTTGATGTCATTATTAGCGGGATGGAAAGGGAATTTGGAGGATCTGCCCAATTAATGATGGGAAGTTGGAGAGGGCTTAAACTTACATTCCAATCTTATATTATGGAAATTCAACGATCGGTGATGTCTGCTGGTGTTTTTGATGCGATGAAAAAGCATTTAAGCGAAATCAATGAACATATTGGCACTTGGTTAGAAACAAATCGGTCATTAATTGAATTGAAGGTGCCTGAATATGTTGATAAGATTGAACAAGGAATAGGGAAGATTGTGACTGGGACAAAAAAGCTCTGGGAAATCCTGACTTATGATCCAGCCATAATTCAATGGGGTTTGGTTGGCTTATTGGTGTTTGGAAAAAAGGGGGCAGTGGTGTTGGGCGGATTGGCTCATCTTGGTAATATGATAATGGTGCAGGCAAAGGCTTTTAAGGCTCTTGCTTCAGGACAATTGACCCTTGGACAAGTGGCATCTGCTAATTATACAGAACTAAAAAAATTGGTGGAAGCAATAGAGGAGGTTGATGTAGGGTTAGCTGCTGCTCATGGAAGCGCCAATAGGATGGGAGATGCCTTGAAGTCTTCTCATGAGTCTATTGAAACGATGAAAAGATCAAGTGAAGTTTTAAAAGAAGCGACAGAGGAAAGGAAGAAAAATGCAGCGGCGGTAATAGAAGAACAAAAACGAATCCAGCAAGCAGCTAAAAATCTTCAAAAGATATTTGGGCTTGATGATATCAAAATGACTGAGAAAGGTTGGCACAAATTCTTTGAGGATATTGATGAAGCTTCAGAAAAAGTCAGTGAAAATGTAAAAGAAAATCTTAAAAATATTTTTGATCTCCCATTAGATTCAGCACAGGAATGGAGCCAATTCTTCAAAGATATTGATGACGCTTCAGAAGAACAAACCCGTCAATTAGAAGAGTTAGCGGAAGCAAACCGTAAGGTGTTTGAATCTGCTCGAATTAATAAAGATCTTGAAGACTTTTTTGGTGAAATAGATGAAGCATCCAAAGGAGTTTTTGAATCCATGATTGAGTTGACTGAACATACTGCCTCAGCTATGCAACAAAACTTTTCTGATTTATTTTTTGATGTTATGACAGGTGAGCTGAAAACATTACAAGATTATGCTACTGCTATTTTTCAAAGCATTTCCAGAGTTATGAGTGATTTGCTTGCCCAAAATTTAGTAGAAGGATTGTTTGGGGATTTAAGCAAATCAGGAGGTGGTGGGGGAGGATTGATTGGATCTTTAATTGGAGCCATCGCCGGTTCAGGAGGGGTGAGTGCAAAAGGAAATGCTTTTTCTCCTTCCGGGGTTCATCAGTTTTCCCGGGGAGGAATTGTGAAAGATATAACTCCATTTGCTTTTGCTGGGGGCAGCAAAATTGGGGTTATGGGAGAAAAAGGAGATGAGGCAGTTATGCCGCTTGCAAATGTTGGAGGGGAATTGGGAGTCAAAGCAACAGGCTTCCAGCCGGATATAACCAATAATTTTTATATTACTGTCCCTGCTCCAAATGGTAGGATTGAACAACAATCATTAAATCAATTGCAAACACGTCTGGGAACGACGATGCAACGTGCAATGAAAAGGAATTTATAAATGAGTTTTTTAGAAACACCCAGATTTCCTGACGATATAGCTCATGGGTCAGCTGGAGGGCCTGAATATTCTACTCGCATTATCACTTATGGGGCAGGATATGAACAGCGTGATATTTTATGGAGCTATCCTCGGCATAATTATGATGTGGCCTATGGAATTAGAAAAATAGAAGACCTTTATGTTGTAATTGAATATTTCCATATCATGCGTGGGCGTGGGCATGCATTCAGATATAAAGATTTCATGGATTTTAAATCATGTGCTATTGAAGACACTCCTGCAAGCACAGATCAATCAACAGACCCTGATGTTGGGGATAATGCTGAGGTTGATTTTCAGCTGATCAAAACATATACCAAAGGAGCCCAATCGCTTATGCGGGATATTACAAAACCTGTAACAGGCAGCATCACTGTTTCTTTGGATGATGTTCCACAAGGATCAGGATGGACTATTGACACGACAACTGGGGTAATTACCTTTTCTTCAGCTCCAGGAACTGATGTGGAGGTCAAGGCAGGATATCAATTTGATGTACCCGTGAGATTTGATATTGACGCATTAAATGTGGTTTACTCCGATTATGAAAGCGGGGGGATAACAATTCCATTGGTGGAAGATAAATATTATGGGGTAGTCCAGTCATGACAAGAACAATATCGGCAAATCTTAAGACTCATTATGCATCTCAAGTACGAACTCTTGCTAAATGTTGGCAAATTATCCGCACTGATTCAACTGAACTCTTTTTCACCGATCATGATAAAGCCTTAACAATATCAGGAGATGTTTATAAATCTTTAAATTCAGGATCAACAACGGCAATTGAAGCAAAAGACAATTTAGCAGTGGATACTTTTGATATTGAAGCTGTGTTGAATTCAGGAGATATTGAAGCCGATGATATTAAGGCCGGGCGCTATGATCACGCATCTGTGTGGATTTTTGAAATTAATTATGAAAGCCTTGGTGATGGATCAGTTACCTTGGCCTATGGCCATATTGGGGAAGTTGAGTTGCATGATGATTATGCCAAATGTGAGTTCAGAAGTCTGGCACAAAAATTGAAACAAAATATTGGTCGTTCCTATATGCCTACATGCGATGCTCAATTTGGAGATACCCGGTGTGGGGTGACTATTGGGACATATCAAACCGCAGAGGTCGTTAGTATTGTTACAGATAGACATATTTTTACAGTTCTTGGCGGGATAGATGATGACTATGATCGTGGCCATATAATTTGGACTTCGGGTTTAAATAACGGTCTTGAGATGGAATTGATTCGATGGGGGGATGATGATATAGTGGTATTGGTTATTCCTATGCCGTTTAATATTCAAGTGGGAGATACGCTTACAATCACAAAAGGATGCAATAAAACCCTTACTACTTGTCGAGATACTTATAATAATGTCATAAATTTTAGAGGTTATCCTCATTTACCTGGACTCAAAGTAATGATGGAGTATCCTGATGCCCACTAATAAACATGATATCGTTAGAAAAATAACCAATAGGGCAAGATCCTGGGTAGATACCCCGTTTAAACATCAAGGTCGAACTAAGAATGGTTGTGATTGTATCGCTCCAACATTAGATATTACCCAAATGCTTAATATGGACGGGATTCAAGATTGGCCCAAATATGGGCGACTGCCAGCAGGGAAAAGGCTTTATAAAACCGCTAAAAAGTATTTGGTGGAAATTAAAAAAGATAGCTATCAACCAGGTGATGTTGTATTTATGACCTGGGGCAAACATGATCCTCATCACATTGCAATTGTAGTCACTATGGCTGATGGAAACATTGGGATCATTCATAGTTCCTCCCAAATTGGAAGAGTTGTTGAACATATCTTGGATCCTCGCTGGAAAAAGAAAATTGTTTGCGCTTTTCGCTTTCCTATTATTGACAAATTAAATAAAGAGGAAAAATAATGGCTGTACTCGCAGCGGCTGGAATTGGTGCTGTAATTGGTGGCACAATCGGTTATGCTTATGGTTATGTTGCTCTTGGTGTTTCTATCGGTTGGGCTATCGGAAGTTATGTTGGGTCTGTGATGTTCGGTCCTGACTTACAAGGGGGTCTTGGTCCCCGTCTTGAAGATCTTACTGTTCAAACATCTGCTTATGGGGCGCCAGTACCTGATGTATTCGGGGCTATGCGTATTTCGGGCAATCTTATTTGGTCTACAGGATTAATTGAAACTGAAACGGAAACAGAAGAAGATATTGGCGGAAAAGGAGGCGGGGGGAGCATATCATCTACCAAATACACTTATTCAGCTTCATTTGCTATTGGATTATGTGAAGGAGAGATTGGGGGGATAGGTCGTATTTGGTTTGACAATAAATTGTGGGTTGATTATAGAATTGCTGACACACAACAAAATATAGCTGAAAATAAAGTTACTATTTATCTTGGAACTGAATCTCAAACTGCTGATTCAGAAATTCAATCTTATGAAACAGCAGCTGATACTCCGGCATATAGAGGTCTTGCTTATTTAGTGT